AACGGGCCTTTTGTACTTGATCAGCCGGGAATCAGGCCGAAAAAGCCCCTTTTTCACGCCATTTGCTGGCGTGGTGATTTCGTGGCATACGCGGTAGCATTGATGTCGGGAACAAGTCCTGCTTCCGCAGCCGCTGATCACGGCATGCTTTTCATCTGTGGGAGCAGGCGCAACTGAATACGCAACGGCTGGATGAAAAGCGCCGCTGCAGACATCGCGAACGGAGATCGTCGCACCGTCTGTCAGCTTATTTGCTGTTCCATTTTGCCTGTTTTTCTCCGTTCGGATCGACCGAAAAGGAGAAAAACGATGAAGCAGCGCTATATCAAAGTCAACCGTGAACTGATCCCCGTTTCCGAAGAAGTCTATCAAATCGCAAGTCAATGGAAAGAAAAAGAACGCAATCGCGCCCGGCGGGATGGCGAGTGCGGACAGAGTGATTATCGCTATTGCAAGGGAGATTGCAACACCTGCGGTTGGCGTACTAGCGGTCACCGCAATATTTCGTTGAATGAACTTATGGAAGATCACGCTAACGACAAAAACGCTGAGTTCATTGACACTAATCCTCTGGTTGAGGATATCGTCTCAGATCAGCTTTTGCTTGAACAGCTTTACCAGCAGCTGGATCAATTGATCCCTAATGGCGCTCGTGTATTCCAGATGCGGGCCAACCATTTCTCCGAACGCGAAATCGCACAAGCCCTGGGAATCAAGGCACAGAGCACGCTCAACTACCGTATCAGGAAGATGGACGACTATATTCGGGCGCATCGCGAAGAAATCGAGGATCTTCTGAGATAAATTTTCAGAATTTCTCATTTGCTTCGTTCAAATGGCCCCTCTTCTTACCAAAGGATATGAGGGGCTAAAGCAATCATCCTCGGAATGGAGGTAAGAACATGGAAAACATGCGCAACTATTGCCAGCGCAACGTAGACCCGGCAGAGGCCATTGCCATTCTGATGGAAATCTCCGATGTATCGAAGCGTCTGGCATGTAATCTGGCAAAATTGGCTGATCAGGAAAATGTCAAAGGAGGTAACGAAAATGAGCAAAATGGCCGAACTGGAAGCGGTAGTTGCCGAGCTGCACAGGTGCGGCGAAACCCTTATCGCTGTATCGGCTAATCTGCGCGAACTGTTCTGTTCGCCTGATAAGCAGGCAGCTGCCGAGGAATCCCCGGTAACTGAAAAGCCGATTAAGCTTGAAGATGTCCGTGCTGTTCTCGCCCGTAAGTCTGCCGAAGGACACACGTCGAAGGTGCAGGCTTTGCTTCGCAAGTATGGTGCGGACAAACTCTCTCGCATCGATCCCGCACACTATGCGGCGCTGATCGACGAAGCGGAGGTGTTCTGATGCCGCCTTCCAAGCATGCCGTTCTATCGGCATCCTCTTCGCACCGCTGGCTGAATTGCAGCCCTTCTGCCCGTCTTGAGCAAGAGTTCGAAGATCGGGAAACAGAAGCCGCCGCTGAGGGTACAGCTGCACACGCCTTGTGTGAACACAAGCTTCGCCGGGCATTGAAGAGGCAGTCCCGAAAACCCATTTCCAAGTACGACTGTGAGGAAATGGACACTCATACCGACAACTACGTTCAGTTTGTACTGGAAACCATCGCCCAGGCAAAGGAACACTGCGCAGATCCCATCATCAACATCGAGCAACGCCTTGATTTTTCCTGCTATGTGCCGCACGGCTTTGGCACTGGCGACTGCATCATCATTGCAGATAAAACCCTGCATATCATCGACTTCAAATATGGTCAGGGCGTGCTTGTCGAAGCAGAGCAAAATCCTCAGATGATGCTCTATGCGCTGGGTGCCTTGCGCATCTACGATACCCTTTACGATATCGAGGATGTTGCAATGACCATCTACCAGCCCCGCCGCGAGAATATCAGCACCTGGACGATCACAGTTTCCAATCTGCTGTCCTGGGCGGAAAATGAGCTTGTGCCCAAAGCCAAGCTCGCCTTTGACGGGAAAGGTGAATACATGCCCGGTCCCTGGTGTACCTTCTGCAAGGCTGCGGTAAAATGCCGCGCCCGGGCCGAGGAAAAGCTGGCACTGGCTCAGTACGAATTCGCACAGCCGCCTCTGCTCACGGATGCAGAAATCGAAGAAATTCTCGGCAAGCTGGATGATCTCACCCGATGGGCAGATGAGATCAAGTCCTATGCTCAGGACGCAGCCCTCAATCACGGCAAGCAGTGGCACGGTTACAAGGTAGTTGAAGGCCGATCCGTACGCAAGTACTCCGATGAGGAGGCTGTCATCGAAGCTGCCAATGCTGCAGGTTACCACGATATCTTCAGAAAAACACTTCTGCCCATCACAGAGATGGAGAAGCTCATGGGCAAACAGGAATTCGCCGAGGTTCTCAGCGGGTTGATTATCAAGCCTGCAGGCAAGCCCACACTCGTCCCAATAACAGACAAACGTCCTGCCATGACAAAAGCAAACATCGACTTTAATGAAATTCAGGAGGATTAAGAAATATGGCAAAGCAGAATAACAACAGAGTCGTCACCGGTGTCGTCCGTCTTTCCTATGCCAACGTCTGGGAACCCAAGTCCATCAATGGCGGCGACCCCAAGTACAGCTGTTCCATCATCATCCCCAAGACCGACACTGAGACAGTCAATGCCATCAACGCAGCCATCGACTGTGCCATCAAGGAAGGTATCGGCAAGTTCGGAGGTAAGGTTCCCCCGAAGGGCGCTCTGAAGCTGCCCCTGCGCGATGGCGATACCGAGCGCGACGATGACAACTATGCCGGCTGCTATTTCATCAACGCCAACAGTAAGACCGCACCCCAGATCGTGGATAAGAGCGTACGCCCGATCCTCGACCGAAGTGAGGTATATTCCGGAGTGTACGCCAATGTATCTCTGAGCTTCTACGCCTTCAACACTAATGGCAACAGAGGCATCGCCTGTGGCCTCGGCAATATTCAGAAGGTCCGCGACGGTGAACCTCTGGGCGGTCGTACCAACGCCTCCGCCGAGTTCGAAACCCTTGCCGATGATGACTTTCTGTCCTGACAACTAAACGAAACGGGCGGCGGAGCAATCTGCCGCCTTGTTTCATAAGGAGTGTGCATATGAAGACTCTATCTATAGACCTTGAAACATACAGCAGCGCCAACGTCAGCAAGACGGGCGTTTACCGCTATTGTGAAGCCCCTGATTTTGAAATTCTGCTTTTTGCTTACAGTATAGATGCAGCTCCGCCTCAGCTTGTTGATCTGAGATGTGGTGAGCGTATTCCCGCTGACATCCTTTCTGCCCTGACCGATCCTTCTGTTATCAAGTGGGCGTTCAATGCAAACTTCGAACGTATCTGCCTGTCGCGATTCCTTGGCTTTCCCTCGGGCACATATCTGGAACCGCAGCAGTGGCGATGTTCCATGGTATGGTCCGCCTATCTTGGTTTGCCGCTTTCGCTTGCCGGTGTTGGCGCTGTACTTCAGCTGGATAAGCAGAAGCTTGAAGAAGGCAAGGACCTGATCAAGTATTTCTGTCAGCCTTGCCTGCCCACGAAAGCCAACGGAGGGCGCACACGGAATTTGCCGCACCATGCGCCAGAAAAATGGGAAACATTCAAGTCCTATAACCTGCGGGACGTAGAAACGGAAATGTCCATTCAGGCAAAGCTGGCCAGGTTCCCAGTTCCCGACCATGTCTGGGACGAATACCATCTTGATCAGGAAATCAATGATCGCGGAATCCGACTGGATATGCAGTTCGTAGAAAATGCAATCATGTTCGACGGCCTCTCTACGGCCGAATTGAATAGCAGAATGCGCTCACTGACTGCCTTAAAGAATCCGAACTCAGTTGCCCAAATGAAAGAATGGCTTGCAGAACATGGCATGGAGATCGAATCTCTCGGCAAGAAGGAAGTTGCTGCCATGCTCAAGGATGCTCCACCCGATCTGCAGGAAGCGCTCCTTCTCCGGCAGCAGCTGGCAAAAAGCTCTGTCAAAAAGTATCAGGCCATGCAGAACTGTGTCTGTAAAGACGGGCGTGCGCATGGCATGTTCATGTTCTACGGAGCGAACCGCACCGGGCGCTTTGCCGGACGCCTCGTCCAGTTGCAGAATCTACCTCAGAACCACATGAGCGATCTGGAAGAAGCACGCAGCCTTGTCAGGTGCGGTGCCTATGACTCCATGCAGCTTCTGTATGATTCTGTGCCAGATGTCCTTTCCGAGCTGATTCGTACAGCATTCATCCCGTACCAGGGCGGCAAATTCATCGTTGCAGACTTTTCTGCAATCGAAGCCCGTGTAATTGCATGGCTGGCCGGAGAACAATGGCGGCTTGATGTTTTTAGAAATGGCGGTGACATCTATTGTGCCAGCGCAAGCCAGATGTTCCATGTCCCCGTTGAAAAACATGGTGTCAATGGTCATCTTCGTCAGAAAGGTAAGATCGCAGAGCTTGCCCTTGGCTACGGTGGATCCGTTGGTGCCCTCAAGGCGATGGGTGCGCTGGAAATGGGAATCCCTGAGGAGGAACTGAAACCGCTAGTCGATGCCTGGCGCTCAGCCAATCCGCACATTACACAGCTTTGGTGGGATATCGACAAGGCAGTCAAGACAACTGTAGCAAAGAAGATTCCGACTGAGGCTCACGGCATCCGCTTTGTTTACGAAAGCGGCTTCATGTTCATTTGCTTGCCTTCCGGGCGCCGTCTTGCCTACGTAAAACCCCGCATTGGTGAAAACCGCTTCGGCGGTGAGTCAGTTACCTATGAAGGTGTCGGCGGCACGAAGAAATGGGAGCGGCTTGAGAGCTATGGTCCGAAATTCGTGGAAAACATTGTTCAGGCACTGAGCCGCGATATTCTTTGCTACGCCATGAAGACGCTGCACTGCTGCAACATCGTTGCACATGTACATGATGAGATCATCATCGAAGCTGATCCGAAGGTATCCCTTGATGCAGTCTGTGAACAAATGGGCCGAACTCCGCCCTGGGCCGAGGGGCTGATTCTTCGCGCTGATGGGTACGAAACACAGTTCTACAAAAAAGACTGATAATTCTGTCAGACAGGACTTGCTTTTAACCTCAATCAGAGCGTATATGTCACTACCCCAAACGGAAAGGAGTCTGCACATGACATACAAGGAAATTCTGAAGTTGCCCGAGGGAGCGCATGTTGTGACTGTCAACACCGAGCGTTGTATGGTCGTTCGTTTGCGTGAAGGCTATACCCTGACCACTGTTTTACCTGGTGCAAAGATGCTCATTCAGCGATACAGCGAGCGAGGGCATCTGCTTTGGGAGGACAGGATCGACAACGTTTTCAGTCCCGAATACAAGGAGGAATGACGATGAAGGTATTGATTGTTGAACCCGGAAAGAATCCGAGAACTGCTCACATTTCACCTGAACTCAGCAGCCTGCAGGCAACTGTTGGTGGATACATTCAGGCAATTTACCCCTGGGACGATCCCGTTGCTGTAGTCTGCGATGAAGAAGCGCTTCTCAAGGAATCGGAGTTTAATCGTCTGATTGCTCCAGAAGTAGCCATCTTTGGCACCTTCTTCATCTGCGGACTCGGAGATGAGGATTTCGCAGATTTGCCAGATGTGATGATTGCAAAATACGCACAGCTTCTGCATGATCCTGAAATTCTGATCAGAACGCCGAAGGGTTGTGCCGCGGTTCGTGTGATGGCTAAAGCCGATCTGTAACTGAAAAAAACAACAGAAAGAAGCGAAGCCAATCTCGACTTCGCTTCTTTCTGTTGTTCGTGAATGGATCAATCAAGTGAAAGTACTGCAGCGTATTTGTATTGAATTACATCATTGCGTGCTGTTTCTGTATCCTTATTATCAAGTAAATTTCAAAGTAAGAACTCCCCGAGAAAAAACTTGTTTTCCCCTCCGTTTTTCGTTCAAATCGCCCCTCAACTTACCAAAGGATGTAGAGGGCAAAATGATTTGCTCCGAAGAATGGAGGTTTTCTTTATGTTCTATGTCAAGGTTCCACTGGCGTCTGGTCTCACGGTCCAAGCTGAAATCCACAGCGATAACGTTGTCACACGCTGTCACTGCTGTGGAGAAGAAATGCCGGTCGATCTGGCTGATGTGTTTTCAGATGGTGAAGGTAACCTGGAGAACACCGAACTTCTGTGCCCGGCCTGCGCAGCGATTCTGCTTGAAAGGGTGCGTGTTCCGTGAGTGTCAGCAAGTTCAACCACGAGGGATATTACGATCCTACAACCTACACTGCACTTTCGAATATTGAAGCCGAGGAGCGCAAGGCAAGGTTCAGGCCTGTTGTGTATGTGTGCTCGCCGTTTTCAGGCAACCTCGAGAGTAATGTTGAAAACACCCGGCGCTACTGCAGGTTTGCCGTCGATTCCGGCTTCGTACCTTTTGCCCCGCATCTGCTGTTTCCTCAGTTCATGTACGATGAAGTGCCAGAAGAACGAGAACTTGCCCTGTTCATGGGCATCGTGATGCTGACCAAATGTGCAGAGCTGTGGGTGTTCGGTGAACGAATTTCCAAGGGCATGTCTAAGGAAATACACAAAGCCGAGGCCCGTAATATGCTCATTCGTTATTTCACGACAAACTGCGAGGAGGTACAGAAATGATAAAAGCAATTCCGACCGAGTACAAGGGCTATCGTTTCCGTTCCCGCCTTGAAGCCCGCTGGGCAGTGTTCTTCGATGCCTGCGGCGCTGACTGGGAATACGAACCCGAGGGGTTTGACCTGGGCGACGGGACTTACTATCTCCCGGATTTTCTGCTCCATGGAGTAACCATCCACCATGGTCTATTCAAAGAGAATTGCGACGTTTATGTCGAGGTCAAGGGTAAAATGACCGACGATGATGCGCGGAAAATCAACCGATTCTACGAAGCAGGTGTAGCAGAAGACCCTGAAGCCGATGTGCCTTCTACGGCAATTCTTGTTGTCGGCAACATTCCCGCAGGACGCAACTTTGATGAGATTCGCGATAGCATCTGGGATGAAGCCTATAACGATCATAAAGGATGGCCGAATCTGTTCAACTTCGAGACAATTGACGGCGACTATTTTGATGCTTATCCCGGAGTGAATGAACGAGGTGTGTTCACCCTTTTCGGTGGCGATGGCTCATACCTGGGATACATGGATAAGCGGAAAACAGAACGCGCATACCTGATCGCTCGTCAGGCGCGTTTCGAACACGGCGAAAAGCCCACGATCAGGAGGTACAGACGATGAGAAATCTGGCAATCGCCTATGGCAACAACCGTCAGGCAAAGACGTGGGTCAACAAAACCATCCGCTTTGCTGATCTGAAGGAACGACTGAAAGTAACTATCCGCACAGCAGAGTCTGCTGAGGAGTACGCAAAAATGAGCAAGGCCCAGCGTGATGCCGCCAAGGATCATGGCGGTTTCGTTGCTGGCGTACTCATGGGCGGACGCAGGAAGATCGACACCGTCGAGGTGCGTTCCATGCTGGCGCTGGATGGTGACCGAATCGATGCTGCCTTCCTTGCCGGCTATGAATCCCTCTGTCCCTATGCCTCAGTTCTGTATACCACTCACAGCAGCACACCTGACAATCCTCGCGTCCGGCTGGTATTTCCTTTGACGAGGGATGTTACGCCAGAAGAATTCGTTGCTGTTTCCCGCTATGTTGCCCAGATGCTTGGCATTGACTACTTTGACGAGTGCTCCTATCAGCCGAATCAGCTGATGTACTGGCCGTCCTCGCCGCAAAACGGTGTGTTCGTGTACAAGGAAACAAACGGCGAATGGCTCAATCCGGATGATGTGCTCTCTGCTCATCCTGAGTGGAATGATCCAACTCGGCTTCCCACATCCTCCCGGGAAAGCAAGGCCAATGCTGTGACTCAGCAAAAGGTGCAGGACCCTTTGGCGAAGGAAGGCGTCGTTGGCCTGTTCAACCGCGTGTATTATCCCGTGACCAGAGCCCTGAAGGAATTCCTTTCGGATGTATACGAGCCTACCGATAACGAGAATCGCTGGCATCTCAAGCAGTCCTCCAGCATGGCAGGCGTGGAGATCAAGGAAGACAAGTTTGTTTACAGTCACCACGCAAAAGACCCCGCTTATCTGAAGCTGTGCAATGCCTTTGATATCGTGCGCATGCATCGTTTCGGAGACAAGGACGACAAAGCATCCTACCAGGCGATGTGTGAACTTGCAATGCAGCAGGACGAGGTCAAGGTTCTTGCCTCCAACGAACGTCTTGCCCAGGCAAGCATGGATTTCTCCGATGCCGACAGCGACGCATGGCGGAAACAGCTGCAATACGAGCCTCGCTCGACTGTGCTGAAGAACAACCTTCACAACATCACGCTGATCCTGCAGAACGATCCCATGCTGAAGAATATCGTGTTCAATCAGCTGCTCGATGGCATGGAAATCAAGGGGACTGTGCCGTGGAAGCATCCTTCAAAATACTGGCGCGATGCCGATGACGCTCAGCTGATCAGCTATGTTGACTCCCATTACGGCACATTCTCCCAGCGCAATTATCAGATTGCTGTCACCAAGGTTAGTGACGACCGTTCCTATCACCCTATCAGGGAATATATCGAAACCCTGCCGCCGTGGGACGGTGTGCCGCGCGTAGATACTCTGCTGATCGACTACCTCGGTGCCCGGGACAACGAATACATCCGCGCAGTTACCCGAAAGACGCTCTGTGCCGCCATTCGCCGTGTGCTTGATCCGGGCATCAAATTCGATACCATGCTGGTTCTCAATGGTCCGCAGGGCATCGGCAAAAGCACTCTCATTGCCCGGCTCGCCGGCGAGTGGTTTTCGGACAGCCTGAACCTCAGTGACACAAAGGACAAGACTGCTGCCGAAAAGCTGCAGGGCTATTGGATTCTGGAAATTGGCGAACTGGCGGGTCTGCGCAAGACGGAGGTCGAAACCCTTCGCTCCTTTCTTTCACGGCAGAATGACATCTATCGTGCAGCCTTTGGCAAGCATGCAACTCCGCATCCCCGCCAGTGCATTTTCTTTGGCACGACCAATGCCGAATCAGGCTACCTGCGTGATACGACCGGCAACAGACGCTTCTGGCCGGTAAAGACCCCGGGCGGCGGTACGAAGCATTCATGGGATCTTTCCGCAGAGGACATCAGGCAGATCTGGGCAGAGGTCCTGGAATACGTGAACGCAGGAGAAAAGCTGCATCTCGATCCTGAAATCGAGATCATGGCTAAAGAGGAACAGCGGGAAGCTCTGGAATCTGACGAGCGCGAAGGGCTAGTGCGTGAATATCTGGAAACGCTTCTGCCCGAGGATTGGGACAACATGGATCTGTTTGAGCGACGCTCTTTTCTCTCCGGTGTGAATACCACCACTCGTGTCGGCTCCATTCCTCGTACCAGAGTGTGCAACATGGAAATCTGGTGTGAACTCTTCGGCAAGGATCAGGGTAACCTTGGGCGTGCTGAATCGAACAACCTTGCTGCCATGCTCCACAAAATGGGCTGGGTA